GTATGGCAACTGATTGCATATCACTTGTCACCTTCAACTAAGTAGTTGATTTTGTTACATATTCTATGGAATATGAGGGATGAAGTCACTTTTTTTATTCCTAATAGGAATCAACACATATGATCACGCATAAAACACGCCTGAGAGCTAGGGTACGCAAGGGCCACCCACCCCACGCTAGTATCTATATACACAAGTCTACACAGATCTGGAAAATAGGGTGTTAACCACAATGTATATAGTCGAATACACACGATGGTTGGGTGGATTTGTGATCACATAATGTGGTATCTTTGCATATTATTTTAATATAATATATTTTATGGGTTGACATGGTTTCGTAAATGTGTAAAACTATGTATAACACAACACAACACTTAAAGTGCTACATTAAAACTATATAATAGTTATAAATATATTACACTTATATGTAACACTTTAAATGTCTTTCAAAAAAGATTAGAATACACTATAAATGTAACACTTTAAGTGTTATATTTGTATTAATATAAATTAGGTATTGACATTGAAGAGAAAATCAGTAAAACTATACACAGACAAAGTATTAGAAACATTCTATGATATGCTATTACGTGGTAATGTAGATAATTTACATATACCGCATAGCGATGTCTTCTACGTAAGGGCAGCATGTGAGGCTCACTTCGGTGAGAAGTTTACTTTAGAGCGTATAGAGAACGCTATGATAGCCGAAGGCTGGAAAGAGAGATCATACAGTGACCCAAACTACCAAGACAAAACCAAAAGCAAAGTCAAAAGTAAATGAATCAGGTAATTACACTAAGCCTGCCCTGCGTAAACGAATATTCAGTAGAATTAAAGCAGGCACTAAGGGTGGTAAAGCAGGTCAGTGGTCTGCACGTAAGGCTCAGATGCTAGCTAAAGCATATAAAGCTGCAGGTGGAGGATATAAGTAATGCATAGTAAAAAAACTAATAAAATAAAAAAAGTTATTAAAGGTTTAAACAAAGCCTCTAAGCTTCATGCAAAGCAAGCTAAAACTTTAAAGAGTGTTGTTAGAAATGGTAAAACGAAAAGATCCTAAAGTAGGAACAGGTAAAAAACCTAAAGGATCTGATCGTAGATTATATACAGATGAGAACCCAAAGGATACGGTATCCATAAAATTTGCTACAATAGCCGATGCAAAAGCTACAATAGCAAAAGTAAAAAAAATAAAGAAACCCTACGCAAGAAAGATTCAGATATTGACAGTAGCAGAGCAACGTGCTAAAGTCATGGGGAAGACAGCAATAGCTAGTCTTTTCAAACAAGCTAAATCAGATTTGCGGAGGAAACATAAAAAGAATGGCGTATCTACAAAGTAATATACCCTACTTCAAAGCGTGGGTAAGAAGAGAATATACATGTAATTTTGAACGATACCACGGTGAGTTCCTACATTGCATGGTAATAGCTGTAACGACTATGCCAAATAGATCACTCAGCTTCCAAGTTATCTTTACTGGTTGTGAATCAGATGACACAGACGAACCTAACGTACACGGTGGAGCGATGTGGGCGAGAATGCCTATTACCGCACTCGTAGGTGATACACCTGTAGAGGAGTGGGCAGAAGAGCTACCAGCCTACGCAGCACAGCCTTGGGATTGTATGTCACATGATCACTCAGTCTACGTACTTAGCAGGGCTACACCAGCTCCGTGGTTAGCTAAAGTGGATGGAGAGTTCTATCCAGCTAAATACCTATTCACAGTAGACTACACAGGCTCTGAGATAGCAGATGACCCTGCTCAACATAAACAGAGTCACGTATTAGAGCTAGTAGACGCTGCAGAGTACACAGGAAACATTGTAGCACTACCCAATAACAGAGTAAGAGTTACGCACCCTGCTTGGTTTGAGACAGGAGAAGGTGCACCAGACTTCAAACCTAGTCAGAGAGTGTTTCACTCTAAAGAAGATTTAGATTACGTGTGGGATACACACAGAGTATTTGATAACTTATATAACAAGGAGTAATATAATGGTTATGAAAAAGAAAAAAGGCTATGCTAAAGGTGGCATGAAGAAAAAAGGATACGCTAAAGGTGGCATGAAGAAAAAAGGCTACGCTAAAGGCGGTGCTATGATGAAGAAAAAAGGATATGCTGCTGGTGGACTTAAAGCTGCACCTAAAGGAAACAAAGGCGTAAGTAAACTTCCTAGCTCAGTTAGAAATAAAATGGGCTATATGAAAAAGGGCGGTATGGTTAAAGCAAAACCTATGACTCTTGCAGAAATTAGATCAGCAGCTAAAGCAAAAGGCTATAAGCTCGTAAAGATATAGCATGTCTTTAAAGAAACCTCAAAAGTCTTTATCTAATTGGACTCGACAAAACTGGAGAACTAAATCAGGTAAACCTTCCTCTAAAACAGGGGAAAGGTATTTGCCTGATAGTGCTATTAAGTCTCTATCAAGTTCTGAGTATGCAGCGACTACTCGTAAGAAACGAGAAGATACAGCTAAAGGTAAACAGTTTAGTAGACAACCTAAAAATATAGGCAAGAAAACTAGCAAGTTCAGGAGATCATAGATGAGTATAGACTATAGAGGTGAAAAGTTTGCAGGATATAACAAACCTAAACGTACACCTGATCACCCTAAGAAGTCACACGCTGTACTTGCCAAAGAAGGCTCAAAGATTAAACTCATAAGGTTTGGAGAGAAGGGTGCAAGCACCGCAGGTAAACCCAAAGCTGGTGAGTCAGCAAGAATGAAAGCAAAACGTAAAAGTTTTAAAGCAAGACATGGAAAGAATATAGCTAGAGGCAAAATGAGTGCGGCTTACTGGGCTGATAAGGTTAAATGGTAAAGGAAGAAACCTAATGGAAATGAGAAAAGCAAAACCACAAAAAGGAAGAATGAAAAAAGGAAAAGCACAAAAGACTACAAAAAAAGAAATGAAAGATAAAATAAAAAAATTTCAAGATAAATTAAAGGGTTTAAAAAAAGATAGAACAACCCCGAAGTATATGAAAGAAATGAATAAAGTAGCATCTTCAAAAAAAAGGTAAATAATAATGTCTAGTAAATCAGAATTTGGTAAGTCTATTTTAGAAAAATTAATTGGTAGCAGAACACAAAAACCAAGGTATTTAGATAAAAATAAAAAACGTGCAAATAAAATACGTACAACAAAAGAAAAAGCTAAAGGTGATGCTAAAACTAAAAGAATACAAGATGCTATTAGAAGACTTAAAAAAGACATAAAAAAAGAAACAACAGTTAAGCCACCCACTAAAATTAATAGAGCATTTGCTAAAAAGTATGAAATAATAGAAGGTGCACGTTTAGATCCCGAAACAGGAGGGGCAGTAAGTGCTGCTCGTTCTGTAGCTAGAGGAGAAGCAGGTAAAGTAACTAGAGGTAAAAAATCTGTAGACAAAGGTATGGCTGAGTCTGTAAGTAAAGGTGAGAAATCTAGGGCTAAAAAAGTTACTAATCTTGAAAAAGAAATAACTAAGTTAAAAGATAAAAAGAAACTTAGTGCGGTTGATACAGCAAAATTAAAAACAAAAGAGATGCAGTTAAAAAATTTAGATAAAAAATCTGCATCTGGAGAAACTGCTAGAATAAGAAAAGCTGCAATAAAAAGTAGTGATACAAAACGTAAAGATAAAGGTATTACCCTTGCAGGCCCAGAAGGAACAAAAATTAAAGTAGGAGCATCGCCCAAAGAAAAAGATATGTTGTTTGGAAATACTACTAATGGTGTAAAAAATAATGGAACAATAGTAGGTAATCCTACATTAAAACAAATTCAATTAGCTAGATCAGATAAACAAGCAAGAAGTTTTTCAGCAGCTACACGAGAACGTTTAGCTAAACGTGCAGAAAGATTAAGACAAAAAAATAAAGGATCTCCTATGGAATCTTCTGTAGGAACAAGAAATAGATCTGTAGGTTTTTCTGCTAGAGGAGAAGATAAACAAGTTAAAAACATGTTAAAAGCAGATACAGGCGGTGTTAAAAGAAGAGACAAACGTAAAGATGGTAATCTTAAAGGATCTACAAAAACTAAAGCAGAAGCAAAAAAACTTATTGAAGAAACTCAAAGAAAACCCACTAACAGTAAGGTAGGTAAAGAAATACAAAAAATGATGAGGGATATTATAAAAAGAGGGCCGTTAAAAAAATCTAAAACTAAACCTAGAACTACTCGTAAAGACGGAACTAAAAGACCTAAATCCCCAAAGAAAAAATAAAAGGAAATATTATGGGCAGAGAAGCAGTAGAGAAAAAACGTGCAAAAGAATTAGTAGAGTTACGTAAAAAATATTTAGCTAAAAAGGGAAAGAAACCTGCAGCTAAAAAGAAAGCTACTAAGCCTAAACTTACAGGACGTGAAGCAGTAGAAGCTAAACGAAAAGAAAAACTAGAAGCACTTAGAATAGCATATAAAACACGTAAGGCTCTTAAAGAAGGTAAAAAATCTTTAGCTCCTAAAAAGTCTATAAAGCCTAAAGATAAACCTGTAGTATCTATAACTAAAACTACAGTTACTTCTTCTTTAATTCCAAAAACTAGAAAGTTTAAAAAGGATATAGCTAAACTAAAAAAAGATATACGTAGTAATAAAAGAAAAAATAAATCACCTACTACTTTATCCAGTTCTGCCCAACTTAATAAAGAGTTAGCTAGATTAGAAAAAGAACATAAACAACTTTTAATGAGATATAAAAAGAAAGAACGTGGTGGTAAAGAAGAAGGATATATTACTTCTGGTGCTGGCGATGAATTAAAATTTTTAATGAAGATGTTTGAAAAATAATGTTTCTTGCAGTAATACTATACTGTTCAGTTATTACTGATCCTACATCTTGCGATGTTATGATACGTAAAAATCATTTGTTTAAAACAGAAGTAGAGTGTCAAGAACAAATAAAAACTGTAGCAAGAGGTCTATTGACTACAGGCCACTATGTAAAAGCTAAATGTTTTGCATTTAATCCTTATGGAGAAGAAGCATGATTAAATATAAATGGATTTGGATAGGTTTAATAATTTCAATACTAGTAGGTATAATGGTATATGGGGCTAAAGTACAAATGTGTACACCTCCCTGTATCTAAATGAGTAAACAACTTACCGCACAACAGAAGTCTACTATGACTTGGCGGTGGACTGCATTAATAATATATTTATTAATATGTTTTTATGACTTTATGTTTGTACCTATATGGTACGGAATTAATAGACCAGATATATCTCAGTTTATGGATATTATAAATTCTACTACTGAGCCAATGGTTCAAATGGAACTGATGAAAAAGTTAACAGGGCAACATAATCCTTTTACTCTTATGGGTGGTGGATTGTTTCATCTAGCATTTGGGGCTATACTTACTGGATCAGCCTTTGCTAAACATGAGGAATAGTAATGTCAAAGAAACTACAGGCAGATAGCAAGTATGCAGTAGCTGACACGGATGGTGATGGCATTATTACTGACGAAGAGCTAGATCGCCATGAACGATGGATACGTTTAGAGAACGAAGACAAGATGATGGACACGCAACGTACTATGGCTTGGTTAGCTATGGGTACAACAATCGTAACTGTTATAGTATTACTTACGCCTATTATTAATGTAGCTCGTATGGAGTCTGCATCAGGGTTTCTTAACACTTTTCTTGTAGCACAGATGGGTGTCGTACTAGGTTTTATGGGTGCTACAGCTTTAACTAAAACAAAGTCAAAGGAATAAAATATACTATGGGAATGAAACAAGACTTAAAAAATCCTAAAGAGGGAGGTTTGCCAGCAAAACAATTTCTTAAAGAGTATGGCATACCAAAATCAAAAGCAGTAAAAACAAACCCTAGAATAGCAAAGGGAATGAATAAAGGTGGTTTGCCTAAGAAAAATTTTGCTAAACCGGGATCGTACAGTAAACGTAAATAAAATTGCATAACAGGGTTGCATTATTATCTCTTTTATGTTATAACTAACTATGGTATAACATCCTTATCAGTCAATAGTACTGATGTATACATAAAAGGAGTTATACAATGATCAGAAAATTACTAATTAAATACCATAATTATATGGCTAATAGAACTGCATATTATCAACTAATGAATATGACAGAGAGACAACTACGAGATCTAGGAATCTGTCGTGGTGAAATTAGAAGACTAACAGGATATGGAGAACGTTAATGAGAAATTTATTTATTGCAGGTGTTATTGTTACACTAACGGCAATGTCAGCACAGGCTGAAGGAGTTGTAAGAGGTGGTCTTTTATCTATGATAAAGCCAGATGCATCTGTTGAGTATGGAATTAAATCTAAGAAATGGTCGGGAGACTTTGGCGTAACTGCAAACGTTTCAAGACTATCTATTAGACCAGCACTAGACTGGGGATATGCAAGTGGAGGTTCATTTGCTATTGCTGGTGCATCAGTAAAAAGCACATTAGGTATAAGCAAAAGCCTGTCTGCTTATTCTAAATTATCTTTAGATAAAGACTTTAAATATAGTGATCTGTCAATAGGCGTAGCTATCGCCTTTAAATAAGGAATAATATTATGAAATATATTAAATCTATATACAGATACATAGAACGTATTGTGCGTTCTTTGTTAAATATTAAATGTAACTGTTGCGATAAATGTCAGTGTGGTAGCTGATGCTTGGTTTAGGTAATATACTTGGGCCTATAGCTGGTCTTGCTGGATCATGGATTGAAGGCAAGACTGCTGTACAAAAAGCTAAAGCTACCAAAGACTTAAAGATTGCTACAGGTGAAATAGACTGGGATCTGGAAGCTATGAAAGCTACACAGAACTCATGGAAAGACGAATGGTTGACACTGCTTTTAAGTGGCCCATTTATTTTATCCTTCTGTGGGGATTGGGGTAGAGAGATTGCAGCAGCAGGGTTTACTGCACTAGGAGAAGCACCACAATGGTATAGCTATTCTCTTGGAGTAGTTATTGCTGCATCCTTTGGTATACGATCTGCAACTAAGTTCTTTGGCGGCAAGAAATGATAACTAACTACAATACGTGTTTAGAAATAATATTAGAACACGAAGGCGGTTTTGTAAATCATCCTAAAGATCCGGGTGGAATAACGAACTACGGTGTCACTAAAAAAGTCTACGATAAGTGGGTAGGCAGAGAAACTACGCCTAAAGAAATGCGTGACTTGACGCACGAAGATGTAGCACCTATCTATAAAAAGAATTATTGGAATAGAGCTAAATGTGATCAACTTCCTAGTGGGGTTGATCTTTGTGTATTTGACTGGGCTGTTAATTCAGGCGTATCACGATCTGCTAAAGCTTTACAACGTATAGTCGGTGTAGAGCAGGATGGTGGCATAGGCCCGATGACAATAGCTGCAGTAGGTGATATGGAAGCTGTAGAAATAATAGAACAAATGCATTACACACGTCAAAGTTTTTATGAGAAGTTGTCTACGTTTGACACTTTCGGTAAAGGCTGGACTAGACGTAATGATGAGACAAAAGAAAAAGCACTGGAGATGGCTCATGGCTAGACAACTAACAGAAAGACAACAACAGTTTTTATCTGTATTGTTTGATCAGGCTGGTGGAGATGTAGCAACAGCTAAAAAACTTGCAGGTTACTCTGATGCTACCAGTACTACTGAAGTTGTTAATTCTATGAAAGAAGAAATATTAGAAAGCACACAAAGTTTTATGGCACGTAATGCTCCTAAAGCTGCAATGGCTATGGTCAGTGGTTTGTTTGATCCTACTGAGCTAGGCATAAGAGACAAAATGGCAGCAGCTAAAGAGTTGCTTGATCGTACTGGACTTGTTAAAACTGAGAAAGTACAAGTAGAAGCTAAGGGTGGAGTAATGTTAATGCCACCAAAAAACACGGAAGATAATGACTAGATCCCTTGGTAAGTGGAAACTACCACAACCCACAGATGTAAAAGAAGATAATGAATGGGTATCTATACCTAAGATTTCTCGCACTATACCTTTTGGCTACGAGCTAGATAAAGAAGATAGTGGAATACTAAACCCAATACCTGACCAACTAGATAAACTAGAAATAGCAAAAAGATATTTAAAACAATATTCGTATAGAGAAGTATCACAATGGTTAACTCGCAATACAAATAGATACATATCACATGTAGGTTTAAGGAAACGTTTAGAGAATGAAAAAAGAAGAAACAACCAAGCTGCAAGCTTACGCAGATGGGCAGACTATGCCAAAGAGGCAATCGCCAAAGCGGAAAAAATCGAAAGTCAAAGGGTCGGTTCAAAAGAAAGCTACAGCGAAGAAGAAGCTAGAGCCACCTAAAGTAATAGAGATTGAAAAACTTGATCCTATTGAGACTATTGAAGAACAACATAATGTTATATTTAAACCTAATCATGGGCCTCAGACTGAGTTCCTTGCTGCAGGTGAAAGAGAAGTTTTATATGGCGGCTCGGCTGGTGGTGGAAAAAGTTATGCGATGCTTGCCGATCCGTTACGATATATGGGGCATCCTGCATTTTCTGGGTTGTTATTGCGACATACTACAGAAGAGCTTAGAGAACTTATATTTAAGTCTCAAGAGATGTATCCAAAAATCTGGCCCGGAATAAAGTGGTCAGAGAGAAAGATGCAGTGGGTCGCACCATCTGGTGCAAGATTGTGGATGTCATACCTCGACAGAGAGGATGATGCTTTGCGTTATCAGGGTCTGGCGTTTAGTTGGATAGGTTTTGACGAGTTAACACAATGGCCCACACCATTCGCATGGAACTACATGCGCTCTCGTCTACGATCCACTGCACCCGACTTACCAGTCTTTATGAGAGCTACTACAAATCCGGGTGGTAGAGGACATCACTGGGTCAAAAAAATGTTTATTGATCCTGCTGCAGTAGATACTCCGTTTAATGCTACAGACATTGAAACAGGAGAAGATCTAAAGTACCCAGCAGGTCATGAGAAAGCAGGAAGATCTTTATTTAAACGTAGGTTTATACCTGCTAGATTAAGAGATAACCCATACTTAGCTGCACAAGGTGACTATGAAGCAATGCTTTTGTCATTACCTGAACAGCAACGTAGGCAGTTACTAGATGGTGATTGGGATATTAAAGAAGGTGCGGCATTTACAGAGTTTGATAGGAATGTACATGTCGTTGAACCCTTTGATATACCTAACAACTGGGTTAGATTTAGAGCATGTGACTACGGATACGGAAGTAAATCAGGTGTTGTATGGTTCGCTGTATCCCCAAATGAACAGCTTATTGTATATAGAGAGCTTTACGTAAGCAAAGTACTAGCTACTGACCTAGCAGACATGATACTAGATTTAGAAGCTGGTGATGGTGGAATGAGATACGGAGTACTTGACTCCTCACTGTGGCACAAACGTGGTGATACAGGTCCATCTCTAGCAGAACAAATGGTACAACGAGGTTGCAGGTGGAGGCCATCAGACAGAAGTAAAGGCTCACGTGTAGCAGGTAAAAACGAAGTACACAGAAGATTACAAGTAGATGAGTTTACAGAAGAACCAAGATTAGTATTTTTTAATAACTGTAATAATCTTATTGCTCAACTACCAGCGTTACCCATAGACAAAAAGAATCCAGAAGATATAGATACAACATCAGAAGACCACTTGTATGATGCTTTAAGATATGGTATCATGTCAAGACCAAGGTTTAGTATATTTGATTATGATCCTAATAACTCTAAGACTAATAGGATGGCTATAGCAGATACAACGTTTGGGTATTAAAGGAAATTAAATGGCAGAAGATAATGAAGTATTCATTGAAGATGAGGCAATCACTTTAGAAGACACTGAAGATTCTATAGTTGATGACATTGACGTATCAGCAATTATACCTTTTGTTATGGATCGGTATAGACGTGCAGACGATTACAGACAACAAGATGAAACACGTTGGTTAAAATCCTATCGTAATTATAGAGGATTGTATGGTTCAGATGTACAGTTTACTGAAGCAGAAAAATCTCGTGTCTTTATTAAAGTAACTAAAACTAAAACTCTTGCAGCATATGGACAAATAATAGATGTACTTTTTGCAAATAATAAATTTCCGTTAACTGTAGATCCTACTGAACTACCTGATGGTGTCGTTGCAGATGTAAGTTTTGATCCTAAAGAACCCGAACAAATACGTAGTTCTGACATGGAAAACATAATAAGTCCGTATGGATTTAAAGGCGATGGTAAAGAGTTAGAAGCAGGTGCAACAGAAAAAACTTTATCTGAAATGCTTGGGCCATTAAAAGATAAGTTTGAAGGTATAGATAATGTAAAACAAGGTGTAGGTAAAACTCCTACTGCAATTACATTTAGTCCAGCTATGATTGCTGCAAAGACTATGCAAAAGAAAATACAAGATCAGTTAGAAGAATCTAGTGCATCTAAACATCTACGAAGCACAGCATTTGAAATGGCTTTGTTTGGTACAGGTGTAATGAAAGGCCCATTTGCTGTAGACAAAGAGTATCCTAATTGGAATGAAGAAGGAGAATATGATCCTTTAATTAAAACTATTCCACAAGTATCACACGTTTCTGTATGGAATTTTTATCCAGACCCAGATGCTAACAATATGGATGAAGCACAGTTTGTAATAGAACGACATAAAATGTCTCGTACACAAATGCGTGGACTAAAGAAACGACCATACTTTAGGTCTAGCGTAATTGATGAAGCTATAGCTATAGGTGAAAATTATGATAGAGAACACTGGGAAGATGACTTATCTGATTACGCACCAGAATATGGTACAGAAAGATTTGAAGTACTAGAGTATTGGGGTATGTGTGATACAGAAATGTTACAAGAACAAGGTGTAGAAATACCTGCAGAGTTAGAGGACTCTGATGAGTTACAAACTAATGTTTGGATATGTAATGGTAAGTTAATTAGAATGGTTATTAATCCATTTAAACCTGCACGTATACCTTACATGGCTGCACCGTATGAGCTTAACCCATATAGTTTCTTTGGCGTAGGTATTGCAGAGAACATGGATGATACACAAACATTAATGAATGGCTTTATGAGAATGGCTGTTGACAATGCTGTATTATCTGGTAATCTTCTTATTGAAGTAGATGAAACAAATTTAGTTCCCGGTCAAGATTTATCTGTGTATCCCGGAAAAGTGTTTAGAAGACAGGGTGGTGCACCCGGTCAAGCAATTTTTGGTACAAAGTTTCCTAACGTAGCTGGAGAAAATTTACAGTTGTTTGATAAAGCTAGACAGTTATCTGATGAAAGCACCGGGCTACCTAGTTTTTCTCATGGACAGACTGGTGTTACAGGAGTAGGTAGAACAGCTTCTGGTATTAGTATGTTAATGAATGCTGCTAGTGGTGGCATTAAAAACGTTATTAAAAATGTAGATGATTATTTATTAAGACCGTTAGGTGAAGGACTGTTTAGATTTAATATGCAGTTTGATTATGATCCTAAAATTAAAGGTGACTTAGAGGTTAAAGCTAGAGGCACAGAAAGTTTAATGGCTAATGAAGTACGCAGTCAACGTCTGATGCAGTTTATGCAAGTAGCATCTAATCCAGCACTTGCACCTTTTGTTAAGTTTGATTACATTAGTCGAGAGATTGCAAAATCAATGGACTTAGACCCTGACAAAGTAACCAACAATATGAATGAAGCAGCTATACAAGCAGAGCTAATGAAAAGCTTTCAACAACCTGCACCTGAAGCTGGTGCTCCGCAAGAAGGTGGGCCTCCACCTCCAGCAGGAACTAATCCAGCAGATCCAACAGGAGCAGGTGGTGGTACTATAGGCACAGGTATAGCACCTTCACCTAATGAGCAAGGGTTTAGTGGAAATAATGGACAAGGAAATACTCAGCAAGTTGAAGGGTCTGGTCAGCAAACCCAAGGAATGGGCCAACTTCAATAGTTATTTAGAACAACTAATAACACAACAACACCGTACTATAGAACAATCGGATAATATGATTGCAGTACACAGAGCGCAAGGCTCTATATATACGTTACGTAGGCTTCAAAAACTTCGAGATGAAGTATTAAAGTAAAGAAAGGTAATACCCAATGGCAGCCCCAGCAGAAAAACAAATGAGCATGATGCTTGAAGGCGGTGGTCTTAAAGATCAAGGTGGCACAGTAGATCCTGTATCTGGTAATGAAGTACCTGATGGTGCAACGCAAGAAGGCGTAAGAGATGATGTGCCTGCTATGTTAAGTGAGGGTGAGTACGTAATGAACGAAGCTAGTACTCGTTATCATGGTGTAGATAAACTTAATGCAATGCAAGAAGAAGCAAAGCAAGGATATAATCAAATGGAAAAAGATGGCCTAATGGGTCAGCCTACTCAAGGAGAAATGTTAGACGATTCTATTCCTTTTGGTATGGGCGATATAAATGTTGAAGATGATCAGGGTCAAGAATTAATGATGGCTGACGGTGGGTTAGTTCCCAAAGGATTTTATCATGGTGGAATGCACGATGAAAGAGGAAGACCTATTCAAGCTACTAGTGGAATGAGAACATTAAATACTCAAAATCAACCAAACAGACCACAACCTTCTTTTGGAGATTCAATGGGCGGCTTTGGTGGATTTACATTTAAAAACTATCAACATCCAGATGGTAGAAACATGATGGTTCCATTTATGAATGGTGTACCTATGTTTAGTATACCTGAAGGTTTTGTAGAAGTTGATCTTAATAATCCTTTACCACCAGCACCCCCAACTTCACCTGTACTTCCTCCTGCAGAAGTAGTTAAACCTGTTGAGTTTGGAGGTGGCCCAGATGATCCTGAATCAGGTCAAGTAAAAAGTTTTGAAGACATGACCCCAGAAGATAGACAAAAGGCTAGAGATTTTTACAATAAAGATAGCAAACTTAAATCTGTACTACAAGCTATTCCTTTTACTAAGTTTTTAGTAAATCAAGGAGAAAAAAGTCTACGAGCATATGATAAAAAGACGTTAGACTTTGATATACAAAACGAAAATAAAAAACGAGATGCAAAAGCAGCTATTGCTCTTGCTGAGAAAAAAGCTGCAGAAGAAAAAACAGCAAAAGAAAAAGAAATAGAAATAGCTAACCTTAAGGAACAATATAAATTAAAGGGTACTACTGAAGCACAATCAGCAGTTGCTCTTGCTGAGAAAAAAGCTGCAGAACAAATAGCTAATCTTAAGGAACAATATAAATTAAAAAGTACTACTGAAGCACAAGCAGCTATTGCAGAAAAAAATAAACGAGATGCTGAAATAAAAAGTCAACAAGAATTATTTGATAAATTAGCTGCAGACAAAGCTGCTGCTGATAAAAGAAATGAACAATTAACAAAGGAATTAGAAGCAGCTAATTTAAATAAAGATATTTATAATGTTTCTGATCCTACCGTAAAAGGTGTCACTAAAAAAGATGTTGATATTGCTGAAGCAGTAGCTGCTGAAGGAAAATCTGCTAAAGGGATTGATGGTGATTACACAGGTGGCCCTGATGGTTATTCAGGTAGTGGCCCAGATGGTTACAGTGGTGGAGATGCCAACTCAGGTGGAGACTTTAGTGGAGCAGACTTTGGTGGTTCTTTTGGTTACTTTAATCAAGGTGGCCTAGCAGGAAAAAAACCTAAGAAAAAAATGAAGACGTATAAGAAAGGTGGTTTAGCTACACGGTAAAAAGCTAAATATGACTAGCTACTCATCCCCCTACCAACATAGGCTACGGTGGCCCTAGTAAAGGAGACAGTAATGTCTGATACAGTAATGGCAGAAGAAGTAAAGCCACAAGAAAAAGTTGCATTTGCAAATCGTAAATACTCTAATGAAGATAGAATTAAAAAAGAAGAAGAAGAGCTAGCAACATTAGTTGCAGAACAAAAAGGTGAAGTAGAACCTGAAGAGGTTGAAAAAGAAGAAGAACCTACTAATGCTGAAGAAAAAAGTTTTAAGAAAAGATACGGTGATTTACGTAGGCATTCACAAAAACAACTACAAGAACATGTAGAAAAAATAAATGCTTTGCAAAGTCAACTAGAACAGTCTACTAAACAAGAAATTAAACTACCTAAGTCTGACGAAGACATAGATGCTTGGGCAAGTCAGTATCCTGATGTTGCAGCCATAGTAGAAACTATAGCAATTAAAAAAGCTAAAGAACAATCGTCTGGCTTAGAAGCTCGTGTAAAAGAAATAGACGAGATGCGAGAAGCAGCAAACAGAGATAAAGCAGAAGTTGAGTTAATGACTGCACACCCAGACTTTGCTGATATAAGAGATAGTGACGAGTTTCATGAGTGGGCAGAAGAACAGCCTAAGTCAATACAAGACGCACTATATGAAAACGATAGCGATGCTAGAGCAGCATCAAGAGCTATAGACTTATATAAAGCAGACAAAGGTATAAAGACTAAGAAGTCTTCTTCAGGTAAAGATGCAGCAAAAGCAGTATCTAAAACAAATACCAGAAGTGAACCATCTGGTGAAGATGCTGGAATGGTAAAAGAATCAGTTGTGCAAAAGATGTCTGCACAGCAATACGAGAAGAACGCAGATAAAATCATGGAAGCTATACGATCAGGTAAGTTTGTATATGATATATCTGGCAATGCTCGTTAAAAAGGTATTGACATATTTATACAATAGTGTATAACTATATGTACAATGTAGTTGCGTAGCCTCTGTAAAGATTACCTACGCAACTTATTAATAGCAAACAACAATAATAATATAGACTACCTATTATCTTTTGGCCCATTGATGTAAGAGTCGGCCAACTTTTACTAAAATGCACCCTACTAGATTTAGCCACTACATGAATACTTGTTTCGTTTGCATCTGTAGAAAATCCAAAGGAGAAATAACATGGCATTTTCAACTGCGGCTGGGTATGGTAACTTACCTAACGGTAACTTCTCACCAGTCATTTACAGCAAACAGGTGCAACTTGCGTTTCGCAAAGCATCAGTTGTAGGAGCTGTAACAAACTCCGACTATTTCGGAGAGATAGCTAACATGGGAGATTCGGTTAAAATTATCAAAGAACCGGAGATCACTGTGAAAGCATACGCACGTGGCACAACTATCCAACCACAAGATCTTGATGACGAAGATTTCTCATTGACCATTGACAAAGCAAATTACTTTGCATTTAAAGTTGATGACATTGAGGAAGCACATTCACATATTAACTTTCAAGACCTTGCAAGTGATCGTGCTGCTTACCGTTTGGCTGATCAATTTGACCAAGACGTTCTTGGTTACTTGTCAGGTTTCAAACAATCTGTACTGCATGGCACAGCCGACACAGTTAACGCAACCGTAAATGGTTCAGTTGCTGTATCTACTGCTGCTACAAACGAGCTACTAGCATCTATGTTAGTGGATGCTGCCGACTTTAATGGCGGTACAGCAGGCAACTCAATCGTTGCTGTTCCTCGTGCAGGTGGAGATAGCTTAAACACAACTACTGCTAAAGCATCACCTCTATCTATCATCGCTCGTATGTCAAGAAAACTTGACCAACAAAACGTTGATACATCAGGTAGATGGTTGGTCGTAGACCCTGTGTTTGCAGAGCTACTTCAAGACGAAGATTCACGTCTTCTAAACTCTGACTTCGGTGGAGCTGGCTTACAAAATGGATTAATCTTGAACAACGTTCACGGTTTTAAAGTTTACATGTCAAACAACCTACCAGCAGTCGGTAATGGTGCAACTGGTGCAACAGCAACAGGTAGCACACACTATGGTGTAATCGTTGGTGGTCACTCATCAGCAGTTGCAACAGCAGACTCAATCAATAAAACAGAAACCTACAGAGACCCTGATAGCTTTGCTGATATTGTTAGAGGCATGCATATGTACGGTAGAAAAATATTACGCCCAGAGGCATTGTCTCGTGCGTTTTATGTTTCTGGCATATAAGGAGGACTGACTAATGGCTACTTATTCATCAAGTTTACAAGCAGTTCACAGACCTTCTGCTCCTGCACCATACTTAGTAAGTAATACTATTGATATTGCTGTAGAAAACACAAATAACGCTGCGGCATTAGCTGCAAACGATATTTTGCAAATCTTCACAATACCAACAGATACTCTTATTATGGCAGCAGGTTATGAAGTTGAGGCTCTATTAACTGGAGAATCAAACGACACAACATTCAACTTAGGTATTACTACTGCCTCTACAGGTGGTATTGCTGCTGATGTTGATGAGTTCGTTGCAGCAATGGACACAGACGCTATGGCGGTTGGTTCATATGCTACTATGATTCCCGGAGTGTTCCCGAACCTTACTGGTTCTACGGCAACAACAATGGATCTTGAACTTCAAGCTGCAAGTACTGCACCGACAGGTGGTAAGATTCGTGTTTGGATGGTTCTTATGAACATAGACAATCCCGGAGACTTAAGTGCTGACGAAGTTGATCGTGATCAACTAGCATAATACTATTTAGTGGGGCAGGGTAAACTTGCCCCACTTATTATGATATAGGAGAAATAAAATGGCAGATGCAGTTACAAGTGAAACGCTAGTTGATGGCCCTCACAACCTTGTAATGAGATTTAGAAATGTAAGTGACGGTTCAGGAGAATCAGCAGTTGCAAAAGTAGATGCAAGTGCGTTAAGCACAGATGCACATGGTAACGCAGTAAGCAGTGTTATTATAGAACAATTATGGTGGAATACTGTAGGTATGTCTGCTGAGTTATTTTGGAATGCAAGCACTAATGTATCTGCAAGAAAAATTAAAATTGACTCAGAAGGCTATTCTGATTACCGTGATTTCGGTGGTCTTGTAAACAATGCAGGTAGTGGCGTTAATGGTGATGTACTATTAACTACTACAGGACACAGTAATACAGATACCTATGACATTATTGTAGCAATGAAAAAAGTTTATTAATTTAAATATTAAGGAATACAATGGCTGAAACATACCTTACGTTAACAAATAAAGTTATAGCTAGATTAAATGAAGTTGAGTTAACATCAGCTAATTTTACATCAGCTAGAGGAATACAAGTACAGTGTCAAAACGCTGTCAATGAAGCTATTCGGTATATTAATCAAAGAGAATATAACTATCCGTTTAATCATGCTACTGCTACAGAGACTCTAACAGCAGGTACAGTAAAGTATACTGTTCCTACATCTACTAAAGTAGTAGACTACAATACATTTAGATTAGTAAAAGACTCAGACTTAGGTAATGGGTCAATAACTTTAAGTCCATTAAACTACAACGACTATCTAAGAAGCTATGTAGAACAAGAAGATGAAATACAAACTACAACACTAAGTCAGTCTCACACTGACTCTGTTACTACGTTAACAGTAGCGAGTACAACAGGATTTGATAGTTCAGGTACTGTTTTTGTAGGTAATGAAGTTATGACGTATACAGCAGTAGGTTCTTCAACGACTCTTACTGGTGTCACTAGAGCTACTGGTGGAACTACTGCAGCAGCACACGCAAGTGGTGTGCAGGTTGCACAGTTTGACAATGGTGGAATACCTAAATACGTAACAAGAACTCTTGACAATAACTACATACTATATCCTTTTCCTACAAAATCTTACTCATTAAAATTTGACTACTTTACTTTTCCAGCAGACTTAGCTGCACATGGTGACACTACTACTATACCTGACAGATTTGCTGCAGTTATAATAGATGGGGCTACAGCATTTGTGTATCAGTATCGTGGTGAAATGCAACAGTATGGTGTAACATTTACACGTTTTGAAGCTGGCATAAAACACATGCAGACTTTGTTAATAAATAGATATGACTATTTACGATCAACTTATATACCGCAGTCTTCAAACTATATAGGGTCACGAACATCAACTAGGATTATTTAATGCCTGAAACTTCACAAATAAGTCCAGTAGCTTTTAACTGCGAGGGGGGTTTGGTATTAAACAAATCTACTTTTTTAATGCAACCCGGAGAAGCTCTTGAGTTACAAAACTTTGAACCAGATATTGGTGGTGGATATAGACGTATAAATGGTTTTAATAAATATATAAATCATATTGTTCCTCAAACTACAACAAGCTCAGAAGCAGTATTAATGTGTACTGTTTTTTCTAATAATGTATTAGCAGCTAGAGGTGAAAAAATATGGAGTTCTGCATCTACTACTATAACTATTGCTATAGTTGCAAATACTTCTATGACAGGCTCTGGAACAATTAATGTTTTTAGTACTACAGGATTTACTGCAAGTGGTACTTTGCAAATTAATAGTGAGATATTTACATATACAGGTGTAACTTCTTCTACATTTACAGGTGTAACTCGTGCTACCTCTTCTACTACAGCAGCAGCTCATGCGGTAAAAGATGTAGTTTCAGAAAGTTGGACACAACGAGATACAGGTAGAACCAACGCAGCAAAGTATACTTTTGAAAAATTTAACTTTGATGGTAACAGTAAAATTATTGTAGTAGATCAGGTTAATGCTCCTACAGTATTTAACACTTCTTTAGCAGCAACTGATGTAAGCGAAAGTTCTGTAGCTGGTGCAAAATTTGTTACTGCTTTTAAAGGGCATATGTTTTACGCAGGTATGTCTAATACCCCAGAAGAATTAGTGTTTAGTCAACCCTTTGATGAAGATGCTTTTAGCAGTGGGTCAGGTGCAGGTAGCATTAAAGTAGATGACATTATTGTAGGCATTAAAACTTTTCGTGAAAATCTTTTTATCTTTTGTGAAAATAGAATATTTAGTTTATCAGGCACGTCTTCTTCAAACTTTGCAATGTCTCCTGTTACTCGTAACATTGGTTGTGTTAATGGTAATACTATACAAGAACTTGCAGGTGATTTAATTTTTCTTGGCCCTGATGGTTTAAGAACTGTTGCAGGTACAGCTAAAATTGGTGACGTTGAGCTTGGTACAATAAGTAAAAATGTACAGCCTTTATTTGACGAACAGATAGATGATGCTACAGTTTTTGAAAGTATTGTTATACCAGAAAAAACTCAATACAGATTATTTTTTGCTAAAGAGGGTCAAGCACCATCACTAACTAAAGGTGTTATATGTGTAAGAAAAAGTGAAGGTTATGAGTTTTCTGAAATTAGAGGCATAAAACCTTCTAGTACAGATACTACAATAGACGCAGGTGATGTGTTAGTATTACATGGAGATTATACTGGGTATATAAATAGACAAGAAACAGGAAACGACTTTGATGGTACGGTTATATTTGGTAAATATAGAAGTCCTGATTTAGGTTTTAATGACTTGGGTATTAGAAAACATATGCAAAGAGTAATAATTAACTATAAACCTGAATCTGCTATTGACGCAGATTTGTTTTTAAGGTATGATCAGGAATCAGCAACTTCTGCTAGACCTGCTGCATATCCTTTAGATTCTACAAAAGTAGCTGCTCAATACGGAGTTGCTACATACGGATCAACAAGTACCTATGGTGGTACAACACAACCTTCTGTAAGACAATCAGTAGAAGGATCAGGGTTTACAATAGCTTTAAGAGTAAATGATGGGGGTTTAACTGCTCCTTATTCTCTTAAAGGATTTCAATTAGAATATCAAATAGGAGCTAGAAGATAAATGGGTGCTACATATACAAGACAGTCCTCTTATACTGACGGAGATGTAATTACAGCAGCAGATACTAACAACGAATTTGATCAGTTGTTAGCTGCATTTGCTGCATCTACAGGACACACACACGATGGTACAACTGCTGAAGGTGGCCCAATAACTAAACTATTAGGTACTTCTATTACTATCGGTGATGCTACATCAGGTACAGACATAACAGTAACATTTGATGGCGAATCAAATGATGGTGTATTTAAATGGATGGAAGACGAAGATTACTTTGAGTTTTCTGATGACATACTTGTAGCTTCTACAGAAAAAATACAGTTCCGTGATACAGCAATATACATTAACTCTTCAGCAGATGGACAGCTTGATCTTGTAGCTGACACAGAAATACAGATAGCTGCTACTACTGTAGACATAAACG